AGTTACAGATGGAGGATCTGGATATAGCACCGCAACTGTGACTATTGATGCACCACCTAGTAATGTAGATGATACTATATTCGTATACCATGATTATTTAAATGATGATGAATGATAAAAGAGAAGATATTTTAGAAAAACTAAATGCTGGATTAAATAAACATCAAAAAGATGTCAAACATGATAAGTTGGGTTTAACCGATGATCAACGAGATATTGAAGATGATTATGAATTTTCCCGTAAAACATATAAGCAACTAATAAATGATTCAACCTCAGCTTTAGCTACGCTAATTGCTTTAGCTGAAGATGCTGAACATCCTCGAGCGTTTGAGGTATTATCTAACATGTTAAAGAACACTGCCGATATTACTGATCGTCTAATGGATCTTCAACAAAAGAAAAAGAACATTAATACAGATGATAATTCGCAAGGGCCTGCTTCAAACGGAAATGGTGGATTGTTAATGACAACTGCAGATCTGCAGAAAATGTTATTGAAAAGTCTAAAGGATGACACAGAGAAGTGATAGTTATCTTGGCAATATTTTAGTTAAGCGTGACGGTGTACAACATCAATTTACACCCCATGAGTTAATTGAATATAAGAGATGCTTAATGTCGTGTGAGTACTTTGCACGTAATTACATTAAGATTGTTGATTTGGATGAAGGGCTTGTTAAATTCAATTTATATCCATATCAAGCTAAGATGTTTAAACACTTCGAAGATAATCGATTTAATATCGTATTAGCTTGTCGGCAGTCAGGAAAATCAATTACATCTGTAGTTTACATTTTACATTATGCGATATTTAATCCCGATAAAACTGTTGCAGTGCTAGCTAATAAAGGCGATACTGCAAGGGAAATGTTAAGCCGCATTACTTTGGCACTAGAAAATTTACCTTTCTTCTTACAACCCGGATGTAAGGCTCTCAATAAAGGTTCAATTCATTTTTCAAATAATTCAAAAATTATAGCTCGATCAACTTCCGCTTCATCAATTCGTGGTATGAGTATCAATTTACTTTTCCTTGATGAATTTGCGTTTGTTGATAATGATGAAGTGTTTTATACGTCAACATATCCGGTTGTTACTAAGGGTAAAAATACGAAGGTTATTATTACATCTACTGCGAATGGTGTAGGTAATGTATTCTACAGATTGTATCAGGGTGCTGTGCAAAAAACTAATTCGTATGTTCCCTTTAGAGTTGATTGGTGGGATGTACCAGGCCGTGATGAAGCATGGAAAAAAGAAACAATTGCTAATACGTCCCAATTACAATTCGATCAGGAATATGGAAATTCATTTTTATCTAGAGGTACTACTCTTATATCATCCGATAAGTTATTAGCTTTACAGGCGCAGAATCCTATTTCTATTCATAATAACGTTAATATCTATTATAAGCCAGAAGAAAATCATCAATATGTTATGACAGTTGATGTATGCAAAGGTCGTGGACAGGATTATTCTACATTTATGATTATCGATGTTACTGGGGATGTCATGAAGATATGTGCAGTCTATAGAGATAATCTCATTTCGCCTTTGTTGTTCCCTGATATCATATATCGATACGCAAATTTATATAATGAGGCATATTTGGTTATAGAATCTAATGATCAGGGTGTTGTTGTGTGTAATGCTATATACTATGAGTATGAATATGAGAATATGTTCGTAGAATCATTTATTAAGGCCGGTTCAATTGGTCTTAATATGAATAAAAGGGTGAAACGAATTGGCTGTTCAAATTTAAAAGATATAGTAGAACAGAGCAAATTAGAAATACTTGATGCTGAAATAATTAGAGAGCTTAGTACATTCGAAGCAAAAGGAACTTCATTTGAGGCATCGGCTGGAAATCATGATGATTTAGTTATGGCTCTAGTTATATTTGCATGGTTTGTAGCATCTGATATATTTTCAGAAATATCAAATGTAGAATTCAAGGATATGTTATATAATGAAAAGCTAAAATTAATTGAAGATGATTTACCACCTGCTGGATTTCTTGGTGGTGAAGAGGATAATAATTATATTATAGCAGATGGATTGGTTTGGCAAGAGGTCGGCTAAAATGCATATATTTATAAATAATATTATTGAAATAAAGTCGTATTATGCTAAAAATCTTATAATTACATAAAAAAGGAATATCTATGTGTGCATTTCAAGTTTCACCTGGCGTTCAGGTCGTTGAAAAAGACCTAACGAATATCATCCCAGCCGTAGCTACATCAATTGGTGGTATGGTTGGATATTTCAACTGGGGTCCAGTTGAAGATTTAACTTTAATTTCGTCTGAAAAGGACTTGGTTAACCTATTCGGTAAGCCTGACTCCTTTACTGCGGAATCATTTTTTATCGCATCATCATTCTTAAAGTATGGTAATGCACTTAAAGTTCTTCGTGCTACAAATACTGCACTGAAGAATGCTGTGGATAGTGGTACTGCACCATTAATTAAGAATTCTGATGCATGGGAAATTTTTGGAACAAAGAGTTCATTTGATTGGATTGCTAAATATCCAGGCGCATTAGGAAATTCCCTTGATGTAGTTGTATATGACCCAACTGAGTTTGCAAGCCCAACAACCGGCGATACTGATTTTACTTCATTGTTTGATTCGGCACCCGATTCAGATGAAGTACATATCGTTGTAGTTGATCGTGGTGGTGCAATTACCGGTACTGAAGATACTGTATTAGAAACGTTCGAGTATGTTTCTACAGTAAGTGGTACAAAAAAGGCTGATGGATCTACAAATTATCTCCCAGAAGTAATTGAGCGTTATTCATCATATATTTACTTAGGTACTGCAAGTGAAGATTCGAATGGAAATGTTGTACCTACTGCTGGAACATATGTTTTAGCATCGGGTGTAGATGCATCCACAATTACTGAAGGTGATATTACTGCTGGATTAGATTTACTAAATAATTCAGAAACAGTTGATATCAATTTACTCTTTACCATTGCTGATGCTGATGCGAGTGATGTCTTGGCTGAAAAGGTAATTGAAGTAGCAGAAGATCGTAAGGACATTGTGGGATTTGTTTCACCTCCAACTGAAGACACAGTTAATATTGCTACTGCTACTGCTGTGACGAATGTAGTTGGATTTGCAAATGGATTAACATCTTCTTCTTATGTAGTTATTGATTCAACCGCGCTGTATGTATACGATAAATATAACGACGTATATCGTTGGATTCCAGCGTGTGGTCATGTTGCAGGTCTCTGTGCTAATACGGATGATGTTGCAGATCCATGGTATTCACCAGCAGGATTTAATCGTGGTAATCTACGTAGTGTTGTTAAATTAGCACTTACACCTAATAAGACATATAGGGATTCTCTATATAAAGCTAAGGTTAATCCTATCGTAACATTCCCAGGTGAGGGTATTGTTCTTTATGGTGATAAGACTGGATTATCAAAACCAAGTGCGTTTGATCGAATTAATGTTCGCCGTCTATTCATTGTTCTTGAAAAGGCAATTTCAACTGCTGCAAAATATCAATTATTCGAATTCAATGACGCTTTCACCCAAGCACAATTCCGTAATATGGTAGAACCATTCTTACGTGAAGTACAAGGACGTCGTGGTATCACTGATTTCTACGTAGTATGCGATGAAACAAATAATACCGGCGATGTGGTTGACCGGAACGAATTTGTAGCTGATATCTATATTAAGCCTGCACGTTCAATTAATTACATTACGCTTAATTTCATTGCAACTCGTACAGATGTGGCTTTTTCTGAAATCATTGGCCAAAACGTATAAATAATATAAAGGAAAACTATTATGGCAAGTATTAATGATTTTAAAGCACGCTTAACAGGTGGAGGGGCACGCCCCAACCTTTTCAGGGTAATTTGTAACTTTCCAGCATTAGCTGGTGTGGGAGGTGGTCTTTCTGAAAAAGCCTCATTCTTAGTAAAAGGTGCACAGTTACCTTCTTCTATTATTGCACCTATTACCGTGCCGTATCGTGGTCGACAGGCGCAATTCGCTGGAGATCGGACATTCGAACCTTGGACTATTACTGTTCTTAATGATACTACTTTCGATGTAAGGAATGCGTTCGAAAAATGGTCTAATGCAATCAATAATCATACAACTAATGGTGGATCATCTGAACCGGTTGATTACGAAGCTGATATGATTGTTGAACAACTGGATAAGGCTGAGAATGTAATTAAGAGATATA